AGTGTAGCTGCTGGATAAAAGTCATTCATAACAATAGTTCCATTTGGCCCTGATCCATTTGCAATTGCTGTCAGCGCACTATCTACGTTTGTTAAATTAGTTGGTAAGTTTGTTCCGTTCACTAAATCTAGTCCTGTTGTAGTCTCTAAATTTGCTACGACCTGACTAAATTTTTGAATATCCACGTTTTTAATATTTCTTATTTGCATCATTGCATATGAAAATGCTCCGCAAGCAATTGCTAAGCTAGGAGACAAAATAGAAGTTAAATAACTTCCATATCCTTTATTGTTTAGTGAAGAATTAACTCCATTTGATGCGTAAATATTATAATAAACTTTGCTGCTTGTAGTATTAGTTCTATACTCCGGAACAACTAAACTAGTGTAACTTGTAGGAAATATTTTTGCTGGATTTAATAAATCAGCCAATGAGTTTAAATTTTGTGTTTGGCAATTTAAGATTGTTAAAATATCTTTTAAATCATTACCAACCAATACAGAAAATGCTCCAAATATTTTTTGTTCCTGAATAGCAGTTACATCTGAGCCATTGATGATAATATCTGTAATTTCTGTGGTGGTCAATCCACTGTACACTAAAGCAACAGTAAGAGCCTCTGTTACCGCATTGTTTGCATTAAGTGTTTTTAAAAAATTACTCGGCAAACCAAATTTGTCTATCGTGTTTAAATTTATTACTTTGCCTGATTTTATTAAATCTTGACCCCAAAATAACATCGATTGATTAACTCCTGCAATGTCCGCAGTTGTTAAATCATTCATATTACTAAAAATGCCTTTTAAAAAAGTTTTACTATTTACAAATGTGTTGATGGTTTGGTTTGTTTGTACTTTATAACTGTAGCAATTTATAAAATCTTGACAAAACTGCCTATAAGAGTTTAATTGTGACGCAGGATTTATGTTTCCACTCAACGATGCGTTTGCCCTTCCTGCAAGATACTTTATGAAACCCAAACCATTTAAATATCTATAACTGTCAATTGCAATTGTAGCTCCGACAATAGGATACGTAGATGGTGCTGAATTTCCTAAGGCAGGTATTGTACTAGATCCTATTTTATTTAAATTAGCTAAGACTGTAGCACTAACAGGTAATGCTACCGCTAGTGACATTGCATTATATAATGTGTTTAAAACAGTATTTGATATTACTGAACCGTTAGTAACAGATGCGGGAAGTCCTAACGGAGTAGCGAATCCGATATTGTTATTAGTGGAAGTGAAAACACCGGTGTTTGCTGCATATGTTCCTACACCAGATATTAAACAAGAAGATACATTTACACTTAAGGGAGATTGTTGACCTTGTAAACTCATGGGCAAAATATGTCAGGGCTACCTGTGACGATACTATGTCCACAGCTATTTCCCGAACCTACTCTAAGCACAGGACATCCCTCAGCAAAAACACTTGGACTACCATTTGTAGTCGTAGCCGCACGATGCGGCGGGTGAGGGTCACCCCATGGTGCGTGTGGTGTTATTCGGCTTACATGTAAGCCTACTGGTATACCATTCGCAAATACAGTCCCTGCACCTCGCATTATAGCTCCGCCGGGTTGATCTGTATCACCTTTTCTACTTAATTTTGGCATCCTTATCCTAATATAATTTGCTTTTCAGGTACTTGTATACCGGTAGTAGCTTCAATATACTTTACCTTTACTTGTTCATTCGTATCAGCAACAATTGCGACACTATTAATATTTAGTCTAAAAATACCGTTCATATCTGTAGTAAATAGGCTAGGAACCATTCCTATACCCTTTTGACTAGGAGCAATGCTCACAGGCTCACTGATTTCAACGGTTTTATCAGTAATTTTTATGACTTTAGCGACTAATTCTTCTCCACTATTTAATTTGAACGAATATACTTCATTTATGTTAAGATCCATGTTTATCCCATTAATTTTCTATGTAATTCTGTATATCCACCAATTAATTCTTCGTCAATGAATATCTGCGGCACTGCACGTGCATTTGGCACTGCTTCTAATAATTGTTCTTTAGACCAGTCTTTAGTTATATTTCTTTCTTCAAACTCAATACCCTTTAACTTTAATAAAGCCTTGGCTTTATCACAAAAAGGACACATGTCCTTACTCCAAACTATTGCTTTCATTTTTTCCTCTTATAAAACTGGTAACGCATCGTAATCTACAGTGTCACTCATAACACCAATTACGTAGTTTGTACTTTCGTTTTCTTGTAAAGCAGTTTGCTTTTTATTGATATTCACATGTTTATTGAACCATGGAATAGGACTTGTTTTTGGATGATTTTCTAAATACTTAATACCAATATCCTTAAGCCTGTTAAAAGCAGTCCAGTCTACAAAATCTTTAAGTATATCTGCATTTAGTCCTATTACAACACCCTTACTAAAAAGATAGTCAGCCCAATCTTTTTCTTCTTTGATTACCTCTAAGTACATATTGTAAACTTCCTGTTCACATTCGATTTTTGCTTTTGCAAACCTTTCATCTTCTTTCACCACTTGATTAATTAAATATGCAGTCCATTCAGTGTGCAGTAATTCATCTTGTAGTATAAGACTTATAATATTACCATTACCAATGTATATTCTATTCTCCACCATTGCAAGACTAGTAGCAAAACTAACCATAAAACGCAATGCTTCTAGTGCGTAACTTGCATTTAGTGCCATCCATATAGCTTTAATATGACTTTCTTCACTAACTGCTTTTTGAGATGTTTCCTTAAAACAGTTCAGTTGATGTAACTCCTCGTAGTAACGACCAACATTTGCTGCCATTTCAATAATTTCTTTTGTGTCATGTATCTTGTTAAATTCTTCTTTAGGTACACCATACACATTACGAATGATATGACTATATGATTTGCTATGTATATTAGTTTCAAAGAAACTCCAGTTGTTAACTAGTGCTTCTAGTTCTGGAATACTAATCACTGGACTGAATACTTGTGAGGGCGCACGACCTTGTATACTATCAAGTGCAGTTTGACGCAATAGATTACTAGTAAAAATATGTTTTACTGCCTCACTAGCTTCTTTATGATCAATCTTATCTTTAGTCAAAGTTATTTCTTCAGGCACCCAAAAAAATCCACGTGCTGTTTCTTCGTATTTGGCAATTTTGGGATATTTTACCTCCTCAAATCTTTGTACTGTTACAGGCCCTGCAGGATCCAAAAACATTGTACGTTTTAAATAATTTGTTTGTTTTGTTAAATTATATTGTTCTTTACTCATAATACACATGCCTCACAAGCTTCTTCATCTTCTAAAGGTTCTAGTTTTGTAAACTCAATTACGTTATCTTCTTTTAGTGCAGCCTTTGATCCCACTTTGTTTATCAAACTATAGTAAATGGTTTTTAGTCCCCATTTATAACCTAACATTAAGTTTTTCGCTATCAGCGTAGCACTAACTTTACCTTCTGGAAAAAATGCAGGATTATAAAAAGTATTTGTGCTGATACTCTGATCAATGTAAGCTGCCAAAACGGCTGACGTTTTTAAATAATCTACACAATCCTGTTGTTCCCACATTAATTGATAACGATTCTTTAACCTCTTGTATTCTGGCACTACCTGAACAAAACTACCAGCTTTACTTTCTTTGACGCTAATTAATTCCATTGGCAATTCAATGCCATTAGTAGAATTTAATACTACACTAGAACTTTCAACTGGTGCGATTGCCATTAATGTAGCATTACGAATACCGTATTTTTTTAATTTCTCACGTAGTGCTTCCCAATCCATGCTAGGACTAAAATCTGTTAGTTCATTAACTCCTTCTGCTCTACGCTCCCAAGGAAAAATGCCCTTGCCGTAGTATGTACGACTACTGTTCTTGCATGCTCCACGTTCTTGTGCTAACTCGACACTAGTTTCAGTAAGATAATATGCTTGATGTTCCATCCAACGTTTTACTTCTGCAAGCCCATCGGCTGTTCCATACTTTAAATGGCGCTTTGCATGCCAATATGCTAAATTAGTAATGCCGACGCCCAATGGTTCAAAATCTTCATTTGCTAATTTACTTTGAACACTTAAGAAGTCCTGATAATTTAACAAATTACTTAAACTGCGCACAAGAACTCTACAAGCTTTTCGCATATCTTGTGGATTTTTAAATGCGCCCCAATTAACACTACCCAATGTACAGAGAGCGATACGCCCATTTACATCTTCAATTCGCTGAAATGGTTTAGTAGGCAATAGTATTTCTTGACAAAGATTACTTTGATATATTGGATCAACCGTAGTATCAAAAGGGCCTTGATTAATTACGTTATCTATATTAACCATGTAGATACGACCTGTATCTGTCCTTTCTTTCAATATACCATTTTTGAATATTTCTACGGCTGGTAAAACCTTTTTACGTAATCCTTTTTTATGTTCATATATATTATACAAACGTTCGAATTCGTTTGTGTCACTATAGAATGCTTCATACAAATCAGGAACTTCGTGTGGATCAAATAGTGTTATGTTCTGATTATTCTTATAACGATTCCAAAACATCTTATTTACGACTACACTATAGTCTAATTGGCGCACACGTGTTTCTTCTGTACCTTGATTATTCTTTAACACAATTAAATCTTCAAACTGATAATGCCAAATAGGAAATGTAACCGTACAACTTGCATTGCGCACACCCCCTTGACTACAACTACGTAGATCGGCGAACCATTTCTTTAGAAAAGGAATCATACCAGTGTGTTTAATTTCACCGTTGCGTATAGGTGATCCTAATGGGCGGATACGACCTATCTCTAAACCTATGCCAGCACGTTTGCTAGCATATTTTGCCATCATTTCACCAGCAGCAAAAATTGAATCAAGAGTATCATCACTACTAATAAGGACACAACTACTAAATTGTTTAGTAGTTGTTCCCAAACCTGCCAACACCGGCGTGGCCAAAGTGAAATGCCCGTCACTAGCACACTCATAATATTCTTTAACATATTTTAATCTCTTTTCTTTAGATTCATTGTGAAAAGCAGTTGCAGCAGCGATTGCATATCTTACTTGCGGTGTTTCAAAAATTTGACCAGTAGCACGGTTCTGAACTAAGTACTTTTCTGCCAATTGTGCGATAGCCGCATAGGTATAATTTTCGTCCTTGCTATGGTCAATAAAGAGATCAATGATGTCCCATTCTTCTTTCGAATACCATTCAAGTAATTCATTGGTATACATTCCTAGGTCTACATTTTTTCTCACGATATCGTATAGACTAGGAGGGTCATATTGACCATACACTTCTTTACGCAGCATGGATACTTTTTGTCTACCTGCTACATATTGATAATTTACGTCATTAATATCTGTGTTTTCACTTTCATCAATTAGATCGACCATTGCCTTCAATAGCAACTCGTCTATTGTTTTTGTGTGTATTCCGTCGTGAAGTTGTATTTGTGCTTTAATTTCTATCATACTAGGGCTGACGTTATCGATGCCCTTGCACCCGTATGCTACTTGTCTTTGTATCTTGCTTATGTCTAATGGGACTGATTCGCCGTTGCGTTTTACTACGTTTATATTCATGTTTTATGTGCCTATTATAATTATTTGAATGGGTTACTGCAGGTGATAAGATATTTAATGTGTGTTACAG